GGTACTTTCTGACTGTGCTGCACCAGACTATGGGGTGGCGTAAGTACGAACACGTTACCTCTAAGGTTGCAAAGCAAGCATACGAAGAGTGGGTTAAACGTGGCATCAGTTTCGCTAATCATGCTGCAACATGTGCCAGTAGGGTGTACAACTATGCAATACAGATGGAGCATACTACATACAATCCTTGGGCAAACATCAAACGTAAGTCTGCTGCACAGCGTAAGGTGGTGTGGACACATGATGATGTTGTCAAGTTTCTTGACGTAGCATACAGCGACTTTGAGTATCGTAACATTGGCTTGATTGTACAGATGGCATACGAGTGGTGTCAGAGACTAGGTGACATGCGTATGTTGACGTGGGATAACATTGACTTTCGTACTCAGAAGCTCACTCTTGAGCAAAGTAAACGTAGGGCTGACGTAGAGCTACCAATATCAGAGGATCTATTACACATGTTGAATGAACAGCGTAATGACTTTGGTTTTCAAGACTACGTTGCCCCACATCCTAGACCTACGGATGGTTCGTATAACCCTTATGCTATGGAGAGACTATCCAAAGTGGGTAGAAGGGTAATGCGTCTAGCTAAACTACCCGAAGAGTTACGTCTTATGGACTTACGTAGGACAGGTGTAACACAGATGGTAGATGCTGGTGTACCATTGCCCCAAGTTATGGCGGTGACAGGACACAATCATGTGTCTTCTGTGAAACCATATATGAAACATACTTACACAAGTGCAAATAGTGCCTTGACACAGAGAAACGTAAGTGTATCCTTGAGTGGAGCGAACAACATAGAAAGTGATACAGTATGAATATGAATGATCTTATACATGATTTAGAACTTGCTAATGGTGAAACTAAACGTATGACATGCCCGTCATGTAATACTAAGAATACATTTACTATTACTAATAATATGGGTAAGATCATATGGAACTGTTACAAAGCTGGGTGCAGTGTGTCGGGTGGCACACGTACTCAACTGACTGCTGATGACATACGTAAGTCATTGGGTAGTGTTGCAGAAGAGACACACGTATCAACATTCTCAAAACCAGAATGGTTTGTACGTGATGATGCAAAGATCAGAGACTTCTGTGACCAGTGGGTACTAAACCCACAAGATTTAGGCTTGTTGTATGACGTTAAGGAACATCGTGTGGTGTTCCCTGTTGTACACAATGGAGTTACAGTCGATGCCACAGGCAGGTCACTGGGTAAGCGTATACCTAAGTGGAAAAGATATGGTAAAAGTGACTTGCCATACGCTTCTGGACGTGGTAAAACGGCTGTAGTTGTTGAGGACTGCGTGAGTGCTGCTATTGTAGGTGATGGTGGTGTATATGTCGGGGTCGCAGTGTTGGGTACATCATTGTCCAATGGACACAAGAAGTACTTATCGCAGTTCTCAACAGCAATAATTGCATTAGACCCCGATGCATTACCCAAGACACTGCAGTTTGCACGAGAGCTACGTCAGTATGTGGACACTATCAAGATCCTGTACTTGCGTGACGATTTGAAATACCGTAACCCTACCGACTTTGAAAACCTTACAACACTAGGAGACTAACACATGGAATTATCATTGATACGTAGTCTGATGGACAAAGACTTCTATGACGAGCATCGTGGTGCACGTTGTCCTGACAGACTATTCAGTAAAGATGTACGCAAGATCAAGCAGTCTATTGACACTGCTATGGATCGTTATGAGCGTACAGTTACACCAGCAGAGATTGAGGCATTGTTCATGGCAAACAACCCCACTCTCACAACAGCACAGAAGACTGCCTACAGCCACTTGTTTGGGCAGGTAAGCAAGGAGCAGCCAATGGGCAGTGACGTAGCACAAGAAGTGCTATCTAAGCTGTTCCAACAGGTAATTGGTGAAGACATTGCCAACCTTGGCTTTGACTATGTAAACGGTAGCAAGTCTACACTGGAACCATTACGTCAGATGCTTGAGCAGTATGGCGATGACTTCACACCCAACCTACGTATTGATTGGGAAGACATTGACCTTGATACTATCCTTGCCATGACTGACCTTGAGTCACAGTGGACATTCAACATCCCTACGTTGACACGTAAGGTTGAGGGCATCAACGCTGGTCACTTGATTGAGGTAGGTGCACGTCCTAACACAGGCAAGACATCCTTCCATGCCTCACTTGTGGCTGGACCTAATGGCTTTGCGTGGCAGGGTGCACGTGTTATTGTGTTGTGTAATGAGGAAGGCTATCACCGTGTGGCTCACCGCTACATCACCGCAGCTACAGGCATGGACAAGTTTGAGATAGTGAAGAACAAACAGGAAGCCATGCGTGTCTTTGGTCAGATACGTGACAAGATCATGTTCAAGGATGCAACAGGACGTGACATGAACTGGGTTGAGTCTGTGTGCAAGTCGTACAAACCTGACGTAGTTATACTAGACATGGGTGATAAGTTTGCCCGTACTGCTGGCTTCTCACGTCCTGATGAGGCACTCAAGGCTAACGCCATACAAGCACGTCAGATCGCCAAGCAACAAGAGTGTGCCATGTTCTACATGTCTCAGCTATCTGCAGAAGCAGAAGGTAAAGTTGTACTCAACCAAGCCATGATGGAAGGCTCACGTACAGGTAAGGCAGCAGAAGCTGACCTTATGATTATGATCTCCAAGAACCCTACAGTTGAGGGTCAAGAGGAAGAAGACAATCAACGCCACATCAATGTTGTAAAGAACAAACTATCTGGGTGGCATGGCATTGTTCACACAGACCTTGAGTACAAGATAGCGAGGTATGTATCATGAGGGATTGGGTAATGAAATATGTATTGGTCATGCCATATGATGCATGGGAACCAGAATATGGCGATTGCGAAAAATACGACACTACCTTTTTTGAAACGCCTGAAAAAGCTATGAAGTATCTGCACGATAATATATATGATGCGTCTAATGAATATCCTTTAAGATATGAAACGTGGAAAGAGTGGGCAGAAAAGCAAGACATTTATTTATATGAGAGGCGTGAGGTATGAGTGAGGCATTAACAGCATTAATGATACTACTGTTTCTAATCTGTGGTATCACATGGATAATAATAAGTGAGGTAAATAAATGATACAAACATTTTACGTAGACCACATGGGTACAGACTTATCTGTGGCTAATGCAGCACGAGTAAGCTTTGGTAAGCGTAGTGAAATGGATACGAGTGACGTATGGGGTCCACCCAAGTTGAAAGACAAGGATGTTAAGCTGATACGTTACCTTGCCAAGCACAAGCACATCAGCCCATTTGGTCATTGCTTTGCAAGCTTTCACGTTAAGGCACCTGTGTTTGTGGCACGTCAGCTAGTCAAGCATAAGTTCCTACGTTGGAATGAAATTAGCCGCAGGTATGTAGACAATGAGCCTGAATTTTATTGGCCCACAGAATGGCGTGGTCGTAGTCTTGATAAGAAACAAGGGAGTGCAGGTACAGTAACCATAGATAAACTCAGCATTAAAAATGACTTTGATATGGGTGTAGATGTATACAATAGATTACTGGATGATGGTGTGTGCCCTGAGCAAGCACGTATGGTGCTGCCTCAGAGTATGGTCACTGAGTGGTACTGGTCAGGTAGCTTAGATGCATTTGCTGACATGTGTAATCTACGCTGTAAACCTGACACACAATACGAGACACAGGTTGTAGCTGGGCACATTGACACAGAGATGGCTAAGCTGTTCCCTGTATCATGGGAAGCATTAAGGGAGAATGAATGATGAGAGGTAATATTAACGGTGCAATCAAGGCGTCAGCTATAGTAGCTTTACTGATTGCTGCACCACCTGTACTGATAGCTATGACGTATGATGACTACCCAAAATACTGCAAGCAGACTATCTTATTACCATGTATAGGAGTTAAGGATGAGTAAAATAAAAATAACAGATATAGAAGAACACGAGGATGGTAGCGCTACATTACAAGTAGAGTGTGGGCCTGAAACATTCATGGCTATCTTTGACGTAGGCTTTTTGACTTTGATAAAGAGGGGGCTTGAAAGTGAGAAGTGGCAGACGTGTTTAACTTGTGGTGGCCCAGCGCAGAGTGATACATGTGGTTTTTGTATAGAGGAAGCAGGTAAATGATTAGACCTATGACACAAGAAGAAAGAGAACGTGCTACTGAGAGGAGACTTATTAATATGACTACATCAAAATCAATATGCGAGATACGTTTACACAATGCTATGATACGCAACAACCTGACACTAGAGGAGTGCATAAATGCCATAGATACATATGCTATGGATAAAAAGTTTCACGATGATCTTGACAGTCTATACAATGTGGAACAAGATACATGGGATGATTGGCACGATGGAGATATAAAGTAGGAGACAATATGATACTGACCCTTGACGTAGAAAACACAGTAACTAAACGCAACGGCAAGATGCACCTTGATCCGTTTGAACCAGACAACACACTTGTAATGGTGGGCATGTTAGATGACAACGATAACGAAACTATTGTAACATTTGATCACGCAGAGCATCAACCCACCACAGATGGGCGGCGTATTGTTCAGGATGCACTGGACTCTACCCGCCTGTTGGTTGCACACAATGCCCCTCACGATCTTGTATGGTTGTGGGAATCAGGCTTTACTTATGACGGTGACATTTTTGATACCATGCTAGGCGAGTACGTACTGCAGCGTGGGCAGAAGGAAGCACTGTCACTTGAGGCATGTGCAGAACGCTATGAGCTTGACACTAAGAAGCAGGACACTCTCAAAGAATACTTCAAGCAAGGCTTGTCTACTCGTGACATACCTCATGACGAGTTGTCGGAGTACTTGTCACATGACTTACATGCTACGCAGCAATTGTTCAACCGTTTGCAGATGAAGTACGAGGAGTGCAGTTCACTGGAACCAACGATCACTCTGACCAACCAGCTTGCAATACACCTTGCACGTATTTACCAACGTGGCTTTCAGGTAGACATGGATGCATTGATGAAGGTGCGTGATGAGTTTGAGCAAGAACGTAATGTCCTTTCAATTGCACTAGAAGAACAGGTTGCAGATCTTATGGGTGACAGACCCATCAATCTCAACAGCCCAGAGCAGAAGTCATGGGTAATCTACAGCCGTAGGCCACATGACAAAAAGGTGTGGGCAGACTTGTTTGATGAACGTATGCCTGACACAGAGTACCGCAGCACAGTACGACTACACAGTGACAGGTTGTACAAGCAGAAGGCACACCAGTGCAAAGAGTGTTACGGCACAGGACAGGTAAGAAAGGTAAAGAAAGATGGTACTCCATTCGCTAGGACAAATAGATGCACTGCTTGTAATGCTGCTGGCTTTGTATACACTGATACCACTACTCTGGCAGGACTAAAGTTCTCACCACCTACAGCCAAGTGGGTAAGCTCCAATGGCTTTGGTACAGACAAAGGTAACTTGCTATACCTTGAGGGCATTGCACGTTCCAAAGGTATGAAAGAGGCAGAGCTATTCTTACAGAACCTACGTAGATTGTCTGCAGTAGAAACATATCTCAGCAGCTTTGTAGAGGGTATAGCAACGCATGTAAAGAATGACGGTAGGCTGCATGTACGCTTACTGCAACACCGCACTGGCACAGGCCGTTTATCAGGTGCAGACCCTAACATGCAGAACATGCCACGTGGTGGTACGTTCCCTGTCAAGCGTGTGTTCACATCACGTTGGGAAGGTGGTCAGATTATGGAAGCTGACATGGCCCAGTTAGAGTTTCGTGTTGCTGCGTTCCTTGCACAAGATGCTACTGCCATTGAGGAAGTGTCTACAGGCTTTGACGTACATGCTTACACTGCGCAGGTTATCAGTGATGCAGGTCAGCCTATGTCACGTCAAGAGGCTAAGGCACATACGTTTGCTCCCTTGTATGGTGCCAGTGGTTTCGGTAGATCACAAGCAGAAGCGACATACTACCAACAGTTTACGACAAAGTATTCTGGTATTGCCAAGTGGCATGAGGCACTAGCCAAAGAAGCATTAAACACAGGCAAGATCACTACGCCATCTGGACGTGAGTTCGCTTTCCCTGACGTTGTACGTAGACGCTTTGGGGGTGTGACATTTTTCACACAGATAAAAAATTATCCAGTGCAATCGTTTGCAACCGCTGACATTGTACCCATATCTTTGATATACATAGATAGGTTACTAACGGCAAACAGGCTACACAGTTGTGTAGTAAACAGTGTACATGACTCAGTTGTGATTGATGTGCACCCAGATGAGAAGGACAAAGTACTAAAGGTTATTAGCACAGCTAATGACAAACTAATCGCAATCGTCAACCGCAAGTGGGGCATAGATTTCAATGTACCTCTATTATTAGAGGCAAAGATTGGTCCGAATTGGCTTGACGTAAAAGATGTAATATGATATAACCACCATTCGTCTAAAAGAAAAGGAGACTTAATATG